ATAGATGTCTTAATAGCTGGTCCGCTTGCAACGTTGCACAAATTTTGCCGTCGTCGATAGGGTCAAAATTTTCGGGTTGCTCAAGCGTCTCGATGTTGTAATTTCTTAAAGCTTGTATAAGCTTTGCGCGGGTCGTTTCAATTTTCATAATTATCTATATTTGGATTTGATTATTAATTTAGAGCGATTTATTTCCCTTTTTTCCCGGCGGGATTTTTTGGGCTCCATTGCTTTTTCCTCTCGCGGGTCTTTTTCCCCCCAATTTTTATTATTCATATTATTTCGATTTAGTGTATTTGGCCGCCTCGGTCATATTGTACCCAAATTTAGCCATGAACTTAATGACCGTCTTTTGCTTGGCCTTTCCCTCTTTCCAACGCTTAACGAATAGGCTTGCCGTACTTTGGGGCATAACGCCAATATAAAACTTATGCTTTGCCGTGATTTCTTGCATTACCTCTTTTTCGTCCATTTGACAGCTTTATTATGTAGTGACAAATATAGGTATTATTTACTTATCTCAATAACTTTTTTATTAACGTTCATATATTTAATTATATTTTTATCCAAAATTAAGTTAAATGGATTTCAAACAGTTTAATTTTGATCTCAAGGACCTTGACGAAAAACAAGGTATCGTTATTGCTTACGCCAACGCGTACGGCAACGAGGACGACGATAAGGACATAAGCGCGAAAGGATCATTTAACAAAACGTCGGTTGAAAATATAAAACGTATTAGGGTCCTAAAGGATCATAATAGATATGTGAGCTTGGGCGTACCGTTGGAAATCAACCCGAACGATAATTTTGGATTATTAACAACGACTAAATTTAACCTACAAAAAGAGGTCGCCCGGGATATGTTCACGGATATCGTACTAATGAAAGAACACGGCTTAAATGCGGAGCTTTCCATTGGGTACGACGTCGTCGCAAGGGACAACAAAAACAAGAGTATAATAAAGGAATATAAACTTTGGGAATACTCTTTTTTGACCACTTGGGCTGCCAATGAGCTTGCCACGGTTGGAGACATTAAGAGCATAAAAAGCCTAAACGGGCTCATTCAATTTATAGAAAAATCTTACGATCTGAAATACTCCGATTCAAGATTGCAGAAAATTGAGGACCTACTAAAATCGATTTCTTTGGAGCCGTCGAACAAGCCCGACACTTTAAAAGATAGTATACAATCAACTTTCGTAAAGGAGGCAATATTACAAACATTCACTAATAATTAAAAGATGGAAACAAAGGAAATTGTTGACGCAATCGAGGACGGCTTGAAAATCACCCGTCAAAAATTCGCGGACGAAAGGGCAGCGGATCAAAAGGCTTTTGATGCCAAAGTCGAAAAAGTTATTGAGGATCTTAAGGCCACAAGCGCCAAAGACGCAATGACAAAGGAGCAAGTCGAGGCGCAAGTTAAATCCGCGAAAGACGAATTACAAAAGAACTTTAATGAGTTTGCAGCCAAGCACAAGCACGGCGGCGGACCAGCGGACAAAAAGAGCTTTCGAAAAGGCTTATCGGACGCAATCAAAGAAAATATCGAGGGTCTAAAAGAGGTCGGCGGATCAACTCAAAAATTGATCCAATTAAAAGATATGGGATTTGAGGACTTCAACGGGTACGGAATTTTTACGCGTGACGTAAAAAATGAAGTTATACCGATGAAAGACGAGGCTTTCCATATGCGACAAATATTGGGATCTGGATCTACCAGCGGCGACACCGTATACTTCCCGAAAGCGATAAGCAAAACGGGAGCCGGGCCGGACGTATGGGATTATGACCATGCAGCTGTTGAGGGCACCGTCGCAAAGCCGGGCTTTGAATTTACTTTTGATAACGTAACGGCTCCGGTAAAATGGATCGCGGGCATTTTAAGGATACCAAAACAAATGCTTGACGATTTGGCATGGTTGCAATCATATATCAGTACTTATGCCCCTCTTGAGCTCTTAAAGGCCGAGGACGCCCAATTGCTTAACGGTACGGGAATAGGGAACAACATAAGCGGTATTATACCAAACGCCGAGGCTTATGTTGCAAGCGATGTCGCTTACACCGGGATCGAAAGGATCATTGACGCTGCATTTGCACAAATGGCAATAAGCAACCAAGATGCCCCGACCGATGTATTGTTGAACCCAAAAGACATTGTATCGATAATTTTAAACAAAGCCGTCACAAGTGGAGTTTACAACTTGCCCCCGGGTGCTGTTGGAGTGGTTAATGGTCAATTGCAGATCGCCGGGCTTAACGTTCGCAAGACGAACAAAATGACGGCAAATAACTTTTTAGTTGGTGACTTTATGAGGGGTGCAAACCTTATCACAAGACAAGCGCCACAATTAAGGGCATTTGAGCAAGACCAGGACAATGTCGAAAAGAACATGATAACCTTTAGGATAGAGGAAAGGATCGCCCTACCAATATTCTACGACGAGGCGTTTGTGAAAGGCGTTTTGTCCGGGACCTAAAAAAGTTTTTCCTTGGTCGGAAAGCTAGTTGGAAGAGCCCCGCCCGTTTGGGACGGGGCTTTTTTTATAAACGAATAAATCTAAAAAGATGGACTATTATAAGAATTTTGATCTATTGCCGACCGTCTTGGATCCTGGCACGATTTCCGGGACTCAATACCGAGTAACAACGGACATGGTAGCCGAACCCGTAACGCTTGAATTCTTTAAGGAGCACGCCCGTATAGATTTTGATACGGACGACACCCTTTGCGCGGTATATCTTAAGGCTGCCCGGCTATTTTTGGAAAAATGGGCAATGCTAAGCTTTGGGGTCAAAACGATTGCTTTGACAGCCTTGTGCCTCCCAAAAAATTATCGTTTGATGTATGGCCCCGTGAACGCTGTCACGACCTCCGGATTTACAAATGTAGGAGACATTTTTAAAGAGGGCGGGCACGATGTGTCGATAAGCTATACGACAATTGGAGTCAATGACGACACCATAAAGATCGCAATTTGCCGATATGCCGCCGGGCTCTATATTCATCGCGAAAATATATTGGACACAAAATACAGCGTCAAGGGATTGCAAGATGAGTCAAAAATGATGCTAGATCCTTATAGAAACATAATAATTTTTTAAATATGACAATAACGGCCGGACGATTAAAAGATAAAGTATCGTTTTTCACAAACGAGGCGACCCCGAACGATAGCGGCGGGAATAGCTTTATAAAGGTGAAATATGCGGACACTTTCGCCGAGGTCCTTGAGCAATCGAGCGAGGCCACAACGGCCGACGGGCAGCAAAAAATTAACCAAGCCCTAAAGGTTACTATCCGTTATCGTAGTGATATTGCATTTAAAAAGGGCAATCTCATGGAGTGGCGAGGCTTAAGCTTTGTCTTGGATAATTTTAAAGTTGATCCATTAAGGACCTCGATCGAAATGATATTGCACACCGAAATTAAAAACTCCGAAAGATAATGATCGAAAGCCTAGCAACCCGAAAAACCATATTTAAGGCCCTTTTTGAGCAAATAACGCTCAACGGGTCAATAGTGGCCGTTTACGACGCTTATGCAATACCGGACGGCGTATCATACCCTTATATATTAATAGGATCACAAAACGCCTCCCAGCGGTCCACAAAGGGCCGCCGCCCTCTTGACTCGACCGTCCAAATTGACGCCGTAACGGGTTTTATCGGCCCCAATGGCCGCGAGGAAAGCGAAATATTAATGCAATTAGTCGACGAGATAATCAACCCGGACGACCGGACAAACCTTGACTCGTCTGAATTTGGTTACATTATAGGAGACATTAGGGCCGAGGGGTTCCGGGACATTACCAGCAAAAACGAAATTTATTACGTTTACAGGAAAATTGTTTTATATTCGTTGATAATAACAAAAATCTAATGTCAATTAAGGTCGAGATAATAGGACAAAATGCACTTTTCGACAAGCTCGACGGGCTGCCCGAAAAAATACGCAAAATTGCTGTCATTGAGATCGACGAGACTTTAGAAAATATACGAACCGAGGCCGTGAACGACGCCCCCGTTGATGATAGTTTTTTGAAAAATAGCATTTACAAGGCAAGCGAGGGCCTTAATGGCTACGTTGGCGTTGGCGTTAAGTACGGACCTTATATGGAGTTTGGGACGGGCGGCGCGGTCGATGTGCCTCCGGGCTTGGAAGATTACGCGATAAGGTTTAAGGGCGCCGGGGTACGACAAATAAATATACACCCTCACCCGTTTCTTTTTCATAATTTTTACAAAAAAACAAACGAGTTAAAAGTTAGGTTAAGGAAACTAATAAATGAAGCTTTAAAATAATATTAATTAAATATCTTTGAATTATGGAAATTTCAGCAAAGGACATTGGCCTTTATTTCAACGTTGCCGCCGCCTTGGCGCCCGCCGATTGGAAATTGGTCGCTTGTTCCACGAGTGACGGTTTCAGCGGATCCACGGACAACGTGACCGTCTCAAACAAATGTAAAGGGGGTTGGACGTCAAACCTACCCGGGGACAAATCTTGGTCCTTTAATAACACAAGTTACGCGCAAAAAACACCAGCGGCCGGACAATTGAGTCAAGAGGAAGTTTTTGAGCTTTGGAAAGATTCCACCGTTGGACAATGGAAATTGGAAAGTATCACGGCCGACGAGTATTTGCGTATCGGCGACGGTTATATTTCGGACCTA